TCGACATCTGCCATACCAGCAATGTCACGGTAACGTCTGATAAGTTCTTGTTCTGTGCTGGCAGTCCCATCTAAGTCTAGATAGGTTCCATAGTAACCACCTGCTTTAATTTCGTCTGTGCCACCGTCGTCTGTCGGAGCCACGAACGATTTTTCCGTCGGTGGCTCCGAAGACCGTGTAATCTTATAACCAAAAATTTCCATAATATTAGATTACTCTTAAAGTGCGTCAGTTAGGTAGTGTGAGTAGTTGAAGGTTACGGTGAACTCTTCGATTACATCATTCTGACCATATTGCAAACCAATTTCTGACATGTTAATCGGGAACGAGTTAAACAGAGTATATTCCATCAGCACATCATCATTACGATCAAGATGCTGAACGAGTATGTCTGCTTGATAATCAGTTGGTGTAAGAACACCTGTGTTCAATTCCAGATCATTCATTCCGTTCATCCACTCTTCGAATGGTTTACGGAGTGACATTTCAGTGTCATTGATGATTGTTACTGTCCACGGATCGAAGATACGCTCGCCAGCGAGTTTCACTTCGCGACCACGATACTGAACGAGAGTTGGGTTTACTGTTGATGCAGGAAGGGCAGCACCAGTAACCAACAGTGCATATTCTCTGTCAGGAACGGATGTTACATATCCAGGCCAGTTGAGCAATACACGGAATTGGTTAGGTCTTGCACCACCAGCACCTAGTAACCCTTTAAACTTTGAAATATCCATAATAGATTTCTCCTATAATTCTATTTATTCGGGTTATTAGGCACCAACTTCTTCGAACGATACCGAGGTACGAGTTGCGATGAAGTTAAGGTAGATGAAGTTGATCGACTTAGCAGGTTTGATGTAGATATCTGCAACAAACTCGTTACGGTCGATTACTTCGCCAGTGTTATTTGTTTCGTCACATACGACACGGAAGTCATAGATACCACGGCGACCACGAACATCGCGGAGGAATGGTTCAACTAGTGACTTGAACTGTGCACGAGTGAAGACATCGTTGAATTCGAACAACTGGAACTTAGCAGCAGTTGCGATTGCCTTCTCAAGAACGATGAATAGACGACGAACATTGATACGATCGAATGCCGATGGTTTAGCAAGAAGTGTCTTGTCACCATAAAGAACAACACCCTGTCCTGGGAACGACACAACTGGGTTGATGCCATTCTTGTAAAGAGTATCACGATCTGTTTGGTTTGGCGAGAACAGAAGTTTCACACAATTCTTGATAGCACCACGGTTGAACCCAGCAGGTGACCACCATGGATCATTGGTTTGATCAGTACGAGCACAAAGACCTGCAGTGTCAGCATTCAGAGGAATGTTAACATAGATGTCATTATACTTGTCGTATTGGACTTTCCAACCTGAATCCATAACAGCGTATGAAGTCGAGCGATTTAAGGTTGAACTTCTATATGTTACGATGTCTTCTGCTTCGTCACCAGCATTATTTTGCACTGCTGCAAGAGGTGGTGAAAGGAAAACAACACAGTCTAGACGATCTAGAGCAACGTTATCAATAACATGCTGAGCAACAGCAACAGCATGACCACCAGTCAGAAGAAGTGATACATCAACTAGTTCCTTGTTGCCGAACAGATCGTAACCTGTTTGAAGATCGCCAGCAGCAGGAGCAGCATCAACGCCTGATGCTAGCGAAACGTTTGACGGTGAATTAAGGCCGACAAATGCACCTGCAACTGCGGCAGTTGAACCCCAATCAGACATATCTGTTGGATGATCCATCCACCAAATGTATTGTGATTGTGTATTAATTACGTTCTTATAGAAGTTTGATGATCCATCAGAATTCTTGGCATCCGATGCCTTAGAAACGAATGGGAATTTTTCTAGAACAGTACCAGCAGTACCAGTAAATACGCCATCTTCGTCGATAACGATTACGTGAAGTTCGTCACCAGTTGAACCGAAATTCGCTGCATATTCTGAGGTTCCTGGAGCAGAATCAAACTGTGCAACATATGACCATTCGCCGAATGTTAATGCGTCTGCAATACCAACTCGCAGGGAGTTACCTGCAGCACCTGGATACTTAGCAGCCCAAGTTCCTACGTTTCCTTCTCCCGAAGAATACGATGCTTCATAAACATCTTGGTTGTTGATCGCAATTGCAGATCCTGATGAAACAGCATTTCTTGCTGCTGTGCCAACTGCACGAACTAGTTGCAGGTTGTTGCCGTAACCAAGAAAGTTAGCAGCAGTGTGGAAGTGTACTGTAGTTGTGCTTGTTGGTTTACCAAACTCGCGGACGAGTTGGTTTTCTGACGAAACTGTGTTAATTTCGTTTACAGGTCCCCAGAGGAAGTAACCAACGTATCCACCAGCAGAACTTGAGACTGCTGGTACGACGTTAGTTAGATCCTTTTCAGTAACTAGGACTCCTGGCGATAATTGAAATGCCATTTTCTTCTCCTTGTATATAAAAACTGACAAAAACCACTGTCTTTTTTGTTATAAACTTATTTATAAGATGTCTACTTTACATCCAACCACGTTTAGTTGGTGCAGCATCAACAGACCATAGGTCTCCGCTATCAACAAAAACTTCTTCTTCAGTGCCATTCATTATTATACCAAATGGTGTCAGTTCTTCTTCTATCTGTTTCATCTGACCATCATATAACTTTTTTCTAATGTCAATATCTGTCAGATCGGTGAAATATGTATTGCTGGTTACCCATGCAAACATGACTAAACTCATTACCAAGTCATCAAAATAACCTTCATCTGCCATCCAAGTTCCCATCTTTTCAATAAAGGTGGAGAATTCTGAGATGGTATCTGCGTCAAAAATAAGTAACTTCTTTTCTTCCATCAGAGACTTTAGTGTAAAACAACCTTGCCTTTTAACTTGCTTAGTCATTCGAACACCCATTTGGGTTGCTCTACCAAATCCTGGAGAAAGATATTGTTTATTTGTATCTTTAGAAGTCGTTAAAATATTATCATATTCTAATTCTGCATGTAAAATATCGGCGACTTGCTGGCCGATATCGTTAATTTCAATCATTACATATGCATTATTAAAATCTCTTGCCACTTTGTTTACGATATTAGGATATAACATCGGTGGTATTTTATTGTTGCGGTATTTGGCGACTAGTTTATATGGAACTGAGGTCGCATCAACCACAGTAAATGCAGAATAGTCACCACCAATACCTCTTGCAGTGTCAACACCCATTACATAAGTATGCTCTGAGATTGGATCCTCGAAGATATCTAGACCATCCTTCATGTATATAGGGTCAATAGAACTCATCGCTCCAAGTGTATGTGCATTCACAAGAGTGTTGCTCGAACCAAGGAAATTACAGAGAACTTCTTGGTTGAATTTCAACTCACCGAGCATCTTGAGTTGTTCTTCTGCCCACTCTTCATCACGTCCAGGAATTTCAGTATATGGGATGAACATGGGTTTGAATCCATTGACACCCTTTTCTGCTTCGTTCCAGAATTTCCAGAAGTGGTTATACCCCAGAGGTGTTGATGTCAATAGAATCTTGGTTGTTTGACCAGCAGAAATTGTAGGATAAACTGAAGCGAAGAACTGCTCGGCAACCGTGTTTGGAATAATCGCTGCTTCGTCGATATACAACCAGTTAACAGACTTACCGCGAATACCCGAGGCAGTCGTAGCAGCAGTAAATACCTTGGATCCGTTTTCTAATTCAACGTCACCCTTGTTCCAAGTCTTAACACCTTGCTGCATCCAGAGAGGCAAGTTTTCAAACATACCCTGATAACGATTCATGACTTCGCGAGCAGCAGAAGTCTTGTTCGCGAGGATAGCAACAGTTTTTGCATCTTGAAACAGTGTATACCACAGGATACAAGCAGCAGATGTGATAGTCTTACCCTGCTGACGACCTTCCATAAGAATCGCTTTGCGATTGTCTAGGATATGATGGACTTTGCGCTTCTGACATTCATACAGTTTGAATGGAATGAGACCTTCGTCAAGTGACACGATCATGCAATAGTTCTCAATGAAGTAAATTGGATCCTCCTCACACAAAGCGAGTTCTGTCAATTGCTCCGGAGTAAAATTGTGTTTGTATCCAATCGGTTTTAAATTAATATTACCGTGATACGAGGATTCCTCAACTATCATGTTCTATAACTTTTGCTTTCTCTGCTTTCAATGCCCTGAGTAAATCTTGGGTGCTTCCGGAAAAGATAATGTTATTCTGCGTATCTATTTGCTGAGACTTTTTGTTGTCATCTTGAAGAACCTTTTTCTTTCTCGCCTGAAGATCCATTAGATCTTTAGCAGTATCACCAGTTGTTTTGATCAATTGCCCAACGACTTCATAAGCACGAGGACTGTCACTTGCAAGTGCAACATTTAACATACCCTCCAATGCTCTTTGACTGGTGTCAATCAATTCATTCAGTTTATTGCGAGCAACATTGTAATCATCTTCAATGTCATTACCTGTTGATTCAATAACTGCTGGGACTGCAGATGTAGTCGTAGTTGCTGGGAGAATCTCCACTTCAATTACTTCAACTGGTTCTGGGATCTTTGTTGTTTCGGTTCCAAAAAGATCGTCAAGATCTTGATAGTTACCCTTGTTCGAAAAATTCATCGAATTGCTCCACATAATCCCAGTCATCAGTTACTGCAGCAGTATCTGGATTTGTTGTTACTTGATATTTTTGTTGATAAGTAGGTTGTTCAATATCCGTATATGTATTCGCGATTGCGCTTCGAATAATTCCTTGCTGCTCGACTGGACCATATAGGTTTAATCCGAGCGTAAAGTTTAGCGTCCACACAATCGAACGTCTTTGCATGTAATCACCAGCATAGTCGTCTTCATAATTGATGGAATCAAGAACTATCTGAAGATCTCTTTTTATCCCCATCGATGGAATGTCAGTTATGGTGACACAGAAGTCAGGATTGAAGAACGGAATTATTTGCTCGACAATCTGCAGCGCATCATCTTGATTCTTTGCCATTGCATACAACGAAATATTCATGTCATATGGTGTGCTTGTAAATTGAGATCGCAGCATGTTAGGATCATCGCCCTGACCGATTGCTACATTCTTAGT